GCCAATGTGTAGGTATCAGCGTTACCGTCTTGCCATAGAGATATGCAAACTTTAATGTTCGTAAGAAATCTTCCTTTGACTCATGACGATTTAAATGTACTTCAACCAAGGTGCATAGTTCGTATGACTCCAATGGCTGTTCAGCACATGGATTAAAGCCCATGACTCTGTAATCTTTGCCGTCAGCAGGATCTTTTAATCGCCCGAAATTTCTTGCAACGTCTAACCATATAAAACCAGGTTCTCCGTTATTAGCGATTAGATCTACGTATTCTTCGTACTTTGTGCCTACCGTCGCAGAAACTGAGTTATTAGACATCCAAGCCCAACCTGGATTTTCTGGATCAAATGAATTTCTTTCTGGGAAAACCTCAGAATTCTTAAGATTCATAAAATCTTGATCATTAGCGCTACCCAAAGCCAAAGTAGCGGATCGTCTAACATTTCCTGATACCACACAGGTACCAATAAGGTTTACGATATCTACTATTGCTCTTGAGTCAAGGGTTTCTCCTGCTCTACCGCCGATTACAGACCTGATCTGCTTGTGTAACTGTATAAGTGGTGCAGGTCCGCTTGCTGTACCGCCAAAACCCTTAATAGGGGCACCTAAAGGCCTAATAAGGTCATAGTTAAACTCCTGAATATACATATTAGGCTTTAAAAATGAATTAATTAATAATCTAACAGACTCTACCCATCCTTCACGAGTATCTGGTATTTCATATACCTGTGGTGGTTCTGTAGGGTCGTAGATAGGTAAATTTTTCTCCCCACCCAAAGTATCAAACCCTACGCCTACGCCCATCATAAGAGCATCCATTACCCAACCAAATAGTTGTCCTGGGTCATTGCGATCTATGTCCTTTGTAGAAACCATAGCGCAGTTTTGTAGGGCAGCAGAGTTTTTCTTTTCCATCGTAAGAGCAGTTCCGAAAGACCATAACCCTCTTCCTGGTGGAGTCCACTTCAGTTCAAATAAACGCTGATAAGCCTCTTTAGCAGATGCCTGTGCTTTATAGTCATTCCAAGGCAGTCTGTTTTCTTTAGCATGATTCTTTTGTGCTGAATACATACCCTCGATTACACGGCGACAAACCTCATACCATCTTTCTTTTGTTCCATCTTCCTTCATACGGGAGTAGGTACGGATAAATGTAATCTCTCCTAATGAATTACCACCAGCATCTGTAAAACCAAATGGTGGTTCCTTTGTTTTATACTCATTTATAAACTCTTCAGACAAACGAAAACTAAAAAAATCAGACACTGTTATTCTCCTTAAGAAACTGTAATTACTAAAGTATACCAGAGTTTTTACTTTTATAAAACTCTAATTCTATTATTTAGGTTTATAGTTATAAGGTTTGCCAATGGAGATATTGTCTAAAATCTCCATGCTGCATTACTTTTGGATCTACCCACCAATCTTCATGATAAGATCTATGAATAAGTGCATAACCAAATGAATCTAAAATTTCTCTTTGAACATCCCTGATTTTTTCATTTCTCCAATACATATTTGCATCGTGTTCAAAAGTAATTAAAGTAAACCTGTATGTGTTTAAAGGTATTGCAATTAATCCCTGTAATGTCCAATGACTATTTCCTACTGGCCTACCAGCCATATCATATCCAGCGTCTATGTCCAATTGCAAATAATCAATTTGTTTTGGAAAATTATTTTTTTCAAAGTAATCAACATAATTAAAAGATAGGGCGTCCCCCATACATGGATTTTTTCTATTTTGATTAAACTCTTCTCTCATAGAATCTACAATCTCAAAAGATACACCTGTCCAATCATATTCTTTTTCTAATAAATATGTATTATTTCCATTACTATAATGTGCTGCACCTAACTCTACATAGTATCCATTTTTCTTTTTTTCTAGTATATTAATAATAAAATCTTCTTGTTCAGTTTTAATGTGCGTCATAAAAATAACTCTTTTCTTAGTCTAGTTGGTAACTCATTTGTTCCACGAATAAAAACAGTAGAGAAGTATCTTATTGTATCATCTAAAACTGGGAGTGACCCGTGTACAATATGTCCACCGTGAATATATAAACTGTTAGCCTTTGGTTTAATAGTCATTTTTAATTCTGGATAATCTAATTCCCCGCCTAAATAGTCATCATTGTAATATAAACAAAAACCATATCCTATATAATATGGAAGATCTGGAAGCCATTGATCTGCGTGATGTTTTATAAAGTCACCCTTTTTATATCTTTGTAAATGCATTTTTTCTGGATAATAGGAGTATGACTCAAAAAGATTTTTCATTTTTTCATTTATTGAATCAAATATTGTTGGTATATTAAAATATAAATTTTTTCCATACCAAAAATCTGTAGGGTCTGAATCTTTATCAAACCATTGTTCTTCTGGAGTATTATTAATAATTTTATAAACTTCGCTCATTTCTTTATCAGTTAAAAAATTATTAATTTCATAAACATCATCATATAGTTTATTTATATTCATTTTATTACATATATTTATTATTAAATATATGACTTACCTCCAAATGATTTATATTCATATGTTTTGGCAATGATGAGACCCATCTTATTGTTTCTGCCATATCTTCTGCAGTTAATGCATTGTCTTTTTTTTCAACTTGAGTATCTATAGTGCCAGGACAAATTTCTGTTACCTTAATGCCATATTCTGGAAATTCCATTCTCATTGTATCAATTAGTCCCATTTCTCCACGTTTTGCATTTGAATAATTTCCACTACCACGATATGGAATTTTGCCACAAAGAGATGTTATAAAAATAATAGTTGGAGATTCTGATTTTTTCATACATGGAACAAATAATTGAGAAAGATACATTGGTCCAGAAACATTTATGTCATATGCTTTTCTAAAGTTAGACATAGTTTCATTAATAAGATATGTCGGGCCTGCTCCGCCTCCTGCATTATTAACTAACAAATCTAATTTTATATCTTTATATTTTTCATAAAAATCTTTTATTTCTTTTTCTTCTGTTATATCCATCTTATATATTTCAACATTATTTGATAATAGTTCAGAAATTTTGCTAAGATCTCTAGAAACAGCAATAACTTTATAACCATTTTCAGATAAAAGTTTTACTGTAGCATAACCAACACCTTTGCTTGCGCCAGTCACAATAGCGGTTTTCAATGTAGTAACTCCTTAATATCTATGAGTTAGATAATGACCTTTTTCCTTAACAAATCCAACTATAACATATCTAATTGGACCTTCAGCAACATGTTTTACTCCATGCTCATATTCTTCATTACCTGGGAAAAACAACATATCTCCTGGTTTTGGTCTTAAAGATATATTTAAATTTTTAAAAAATAACTCACCCTCATTATAGTCATCATTAAGATAAATAATTGTTGCATATCTAATTGATGGATCTGTATGCTGATCTGTATGAGATTTTAATTCTACACCTGCCTGCATTCTTTGTATAGTGGCAAAACCGCTTAACTCTAATGAATCATCACTGCTTATTATTACATCGCTTAATCTTTTATAAAAAACTCTTTGTTCTGGATAATGTCCTATATTTAAGTTTTTGTCAACCCAATTTTGAGTAATTTCAAATTTACCCTCAGCGACAAGATTATCTACATCATCTCTACCAAATTTTTCCATACAGAATTTTGCTAAATTTGACATATACTCTACCTCCCAGTCTTCTTGGGATGCTTCATTAATTTTGCTAAACACAAAATCTAAATCATCTTTTGTTAAAAAATTTTTAACCAAAATTAATTCATCAGTAATTTCTTCAAATACAAAATTATTTTTTTGTAGATTTTCTTTAAATTTCTGTATCATTAATTCCTTCCTCTGGTTTATATTTATTTCCTAACTTATCAAGTTTGTATCCTTGTTTAAGTAATTCTTGCCACTCTGCTCTTTCAATTTCTTGCTTTGCTCTGGTTTCTTTCATTTCTGCTGCCCAGGCATCTCTCAATTCTTGTGGATAGGCATCTTCTTCACGATCATCCCAGAATGATCCTATAGTATATCTAACTCCACTAGTAATAAGTGTTACCTCATGCATATTATTAAATCCGCCATCAAATGCAGCAAGCATTCCAACCTTGGGCTGAATACTTAAGTTTTGATCTGAAAATTTTAAAAGCCCTCCCTCAAAATCATCATTTAAATATAAAAATGCTGCATATCTACTTCTAGTAAAAGCACCAGAATTACCATGCTCATCTGTGTTATCAGAATGTTTTCTAGCATATGCACCTGGTTCCCACTTTTGAGTATGATATCCAATTTGAGAAATTATTTTTGGATCAAGATCATGAACACTTGCTACAGCCTCTATAATTCCTTCTTTCATTTGTGAAAAAATGTCAGACGGTAAACCTTCAGCAATAACATGTTCATCATCATCTTGTGGAAGAACAGAAGAATAAGATTCATAAAATGATATTGGCATCCAAGTAATTGTTCCAACTTCTGCATGCTTATCTAAAACCCTTACAAGTTTTGCTGCAGTATCAGAATCAATAAAGTTTTCATAAACAACTATATCTTTTGTTAATCTATTTTTGTCTTTTAGGTTCATTGTATTCTCACTCCATTTGGTATTTCATATCTTTGAGGATGATTAGTTCTATATTCTTCCATAATTCCTTCTTGCATTGAAAGCCAAGTTTCTTTTCCAAACTCTTTTTCTTTTTCAATCCATTCTTGACTTGCCTCGCTATATCTTTGCCAATACATTCTTGAAAGATATTTATGTTCGCCTGACGGAGCCTTTACTCCATGAAGATAGACTATTCCTTCTTCACTTAAAATATCTGGATGTCCTGAAGGGAAAACCAAAAAATCTCCAGCAGTTGGTTTATATGCATAAAGTTTATTACCTATACAAAAATCAATCTCTCCACCAGAATAGTCGTCATTAAAATAAGCCAATACAGTTATAGCAAACTTATATCCTGGACTAACTATTGGCTCTCTAATAAAATCAGAATGGTACGTCATTGCCATGTTAAATGACTGAGTTCCCTCAGATATTAAAGATGGATCTTTATGATATTTTGCAATTGATGGACCATAGGCTTTCCATCTCGGGATAGTATTTCCATCTTGATCAACAACTGTTTCATTTAAATTAAAGTCAAACTCATTTGAAAACTTATTCATATAATGATTGCTTACAGAATAAAATCCATTGTATAATTCTTCTAAGAAAAGTTTTTGTTTTTCTTTTGTTTCTGTATCAACCTTTAAATTATCTAAATCAGATAAATTAATTAATGGAGAAATTCCATCTCCAGTAGGATTTAGGTATTCTCCAAATATAGACCACTTAGACCATTGACTAAATATTCTATCTTCGCTTCCATCAGTAGACTCTTTTAAAATTTCATAATTTTTTTGTGGATCATTAAATACATTTTTATATACAAGTATTTTAGGATATATCTCTACTACTTCAAATAAATTGTTACTCATAGTCCTTTTATACCCTCTCTTGGATTCCACTTAGACATCTCTTCTTCGCTTGGAAAAATTCTATAATATTCTTTATTAAAGTCTGGTTTTACATCTCCAGTATGTTCTAATATTTCCCAAAAAAATGGACACGTATATCTAAAAGAATTTTTAATTTCAGTAACTCCATGAACATAATTCATATCTCCTGGGAAAAAATATGCTGCTCCTCTTTTTGGTTTAAACTGAATTTTTTGATTTGGAAAATATAATTCTCCACCTTCGTAATCATCATTTATATAAAATAAACTTGCTATATCATAATATGGAAAATCATTCGGCATACCAGCATCTGGACCTTGATGTAATTCTTTGTCCGCATGAGGCAGTTGAAACTGTCCTGGATTCCACTTTACAATTGTTTGTCCTGTTGGCTGAACTTTTACTTTAAAAAAATCTTCAATAATTGGTTTTAGTCTTTCGAATAAACCACGAATTACTGGAACAATTCTTGGATCATTTTTATCTAAAGTTGGACCAGATGCTACTCTATCTTTCCAATAATCTGCATCATATATAACAGTTCCATTTTCATTAGCATGACTCTGGGTTACATCCCAAACAGTTATACTTTTTGCTGCATTTTCTAGAAAATCTATTTCTTCTTTTGTCATAAAGTTTTCTAGTTCAATAATATTTTCAGGACCACTTCCAAAAAATCCCGAAGGTGTACTTGATGGTTTTCTAATTACTGTTATTGCATCTTCTGGCTTCATCATAATATTATATCACCTAACTGTATTGTCTTTTACATGAAGCCTTAATGTTTTAACCTCATGAGACCCCAAAGATTCATTTTTTTCATTCACTGCATCTCTATACCAATCTGTCCACTGTCCAGAACTATTGACAATCTGTGCTGCCTGACCATATTCCATATTAGCATTATGTCTAGACATATCTTCATCTTTATATTGAAAAATTTCAATAGTTGTATTATTTAAATTAGTTAATGATATAGGAATTATTGTTGCAATAGGAGTTCCTGCTTTTATAACTGTTTCTACATTTGCTTTTTTGGCTTTGATGGCAAGCGGTAATGGATTATCGTAGAACGATGTACTAATTAAATTAGACATTGTTTCAAAATCTTCATTAAAATAATTAACTGGATTAATAGTTAATATACTAACATCTGGGTCTGTTCTAAAAACCAACGAAGTATTTAAACTTACTGACGACTGACCTCTTCCAGCATAAGAACCATTAGGACTTTTAATATGTACGTGCTGATCTGTTTGATCATTTATTCCATCCCAAGTAAATATAATATCTTCTGTACAAGAAAGATTCCAGCCAATCACGTTTGCTTGTGTTACTGGAAAACATCTATATGCATGATTTTCAGATGTTGCATCCATCCAGTCTCTTTTTATAGACATTGGACTAATGTTAAATATTCCACCCTGCATTTTTTCAACTGAAATATTAAACATTATTCATTATTCCATTTTGGATCGTACATGTCTGGAGTATGATACTTTTTACTATAATCAAGCATTGTAACAATAGAGTACTTTGTTCCAGAATGAACTGGCATTGCTTGATGTGGGTACATAAAGTTTGATGGGAAAATATAAAGATCGCCAGCCTTTGGCTTTATATTTAAATTTTGTAATCTAAAAAATAACTCTCCACCATCATAGTCATCATTAACATAGGCAACTAATGATACTGTACAGTTATAGGAGAATCCATGATCATGATGTTCTTTAAAGTGTTGTCCTGGACCATACTTAATAAAATTAAATGCCTCCCAATACTTTAATGGCATTATGTTATAGTCTCTTCTATAATCTTCTACAGCAGGAAACTGTGCATCATAAACATCTTGCCATAGTGCTTGTAGTTTAATTGAATCATCACTTGTATCTGACTCTATATCAGTTTTTTTAAATTTAAAATCAACGCAATCTCTGTATTCTGGCATAAGTTGTTGATATCCAACATATGCTGGATTCCAATGATATCTTTTACCTTCTGGAGACAGTTCTCCAAAACCAGCGACAGATCCTAAAATATTTTCAAGTCTATTTATTACGTCAATTTCTTTTTTTATAACATTTCTATAGCATGTAATTCCACTACCAAGATTTTCTTTATCTGTCCAAGTTGTCATAGTTACTCCTATTTATATTCTCTTCTTGTCCATATTTTACTTTTATATACCCCGCCATCTGGCTGTCTATAAAAGTTTGCGTTATCTACCATTTTAGCATACATCTTTGATTGATCTAAAATGTCAATATTATGTTCCCAATTTTCTCTCTTAAAAGGCAAAACTTGTAAATATGGAGTGCCTGCTGGAAGTGTACCTTCCCATCCTTCTGCAATAAAAAATGGGAAACTTCCTAATAAATGAACTTTATCGGAATCTACAATTCCTGTAGTATTCATAAATGGAAGATCAAATCTATTCATTGGTGTCATAAATAAAGCACTATAGCCTTCTGGCAATTCTAATCCCCAATCTGGCATCCAGGCAAAATGATCTTTATAGAATCCTTTAGGATGTTCAAATTGTGGCATTGGTGGTCTTGCACTGCAAAAATCATTAAACTTTGCATCATTAATTTTAACATCAATTGTTCCTCTAGAATTTTTAAAAAATGTTAAGTCACAAGGAGTTTTAAAAACATATCCAGTCATAAAAGCATCCATGATTGCTGGACATGCCTTCCATGTTGGAATTTTGCCGTAGTCATCCGTAGTTCCTTCTTTTGGAAATGGACAAACTTCTTTTGGTGCCTTAAAATATTCTCCATTTGGCATTTTAGCAAATCTATCTGCCTCTTTATACCATTGTGGAATAACATCTTGTGTCGGTACTGGCACAGATATACTTTGTTTATTTAACCACGGTCTAAATGATCTAAATATAGCAACTAAAGACACTATTTGTGTCCTAATTCATTAATATCAGTCATTACTACAACACAATACTTTGATCCTTTAGTCATTGGCAATGATGCATGCTCATAAATATAATTAGAAGGACAAAGAAGTATGTCTCCAACTTTTGGAGTATGTGTATATCCATCAAGTCTTGGAAATCTAATTTCTCCACCCTCATAGTCTTCATTTATATAGATGACAGCAGAGACAGTGCAATTATACGCTGGACCATGGTCTGCATGAATATTAAAGTGTTTTCCTTCACCTTCATATTTAACAAAATTAAAGGCTTCATAATATATAACATTTATGCCCCAATATTTTGCATAATCATCTACACAAAATTTTAATTTTTGATATATCTCTTCATGTAAATCAATTAATTCAGCATTATGTTCATCTCTTGGTCCAAGATTTTCTTGCTTGTATTTAAAGTCAACGCAGTCTCTGGCTCTTTTTATAGGTGTTGTTGAATTAGTTACCTGTGCTTCTGACCATTTATACTTTCCATTACCACTTAGGTTAGATTCAAGTATTTTTATATATCTTTCAGAATCTTCTTTAGAAAATGTATTTCTATATAAATTTATTCCTAATGCTGGATTTTCAACTAAAATATTGTTACCTATAGTTCTAGCAGGATATCTGTTTAATGCTGTTTCAGATCTATCTTTTGTAAACCATGGGTTTTCATTTTCATCATATATTTGCATGATATCTCCTCTACTTATATCATATCATACTTTATATCTTATACTATCCCCAAATTGCTTGAGCACAAGACCTGCAAAAAGTATCATAAGATTTTTGAATCATCATTTGATGTTCTAGCCCCATCCATATTTCACTTATTGGTTTTTCTGTAACGTTACCAAATATGGTTTCAAAATCATAGTCATTACAGCATATAATGGTGTCTCCATTAGCATTAATATGAATCCATCCATTTGGCCTACCGCCGACTTCTCGTCCATTATTGCATCCTATAACCTTAGTGCCACCCTTTTTATTACGTGTTTCGATTCCTTCTTTATTGCTTATAATTTCAAAAACATCTAATTGTCCTGCTCTATCTATTAAATGTGGATTAGAATATACCCTCATGCCAGGAAATCTTTCTGTAAATCCTTGCATCATTTTAGCCAACGTGCCATTTTCTGGATCTAAATCATAATCTGGAGAATCTTTTAACTTTGTAATCCAACCTCCATATTCTACTAAAGAATTTTTATTAATTCCATTTACCTGTATAGAAAGTCTGTGAGAAGAGAACATCTCTGGTAGTTGATCAATAGCATACTGAACTTGATCCATTAACTTATCAAACATTTTTACTGGTTTAGTTGTTGCTTTTGCCCACTCTTCTGGATCTGAGGCAGGAATATTAAAACAAATTCCATACACAACATCTTGATATTGTTTAATTATATCTGTTCTATCTTTTGTTAATGGTGTTCCATTTGTAAGAACCATCGTTCTAATATTATTTTTTCTTAATACCTCCAACATTTCTGGGAAATATTTGTAAAGTAAAACTTCATTATAGTGGGCTGTATATATAAAATCGAAAGTATCAGAAACAAATGTTCCTTTACCTGCAACTAATTGATTAATAATATCTTCAAAAACTTCTATTGGCATATTTTTTCTTGCCTGCTCTGGATTTTGTGCATATCTTACTGGACAAAACCAACATCCTACATTACATAATCCATTCGGATCAATTTGAGCCATTGAAATTTTATATGGATATCTCATATTACCACTTTCCTAAAGGACATTTAGCATTTTCTAATTTAGTTTTTGCAATCATAAAACAACCACACTGTTTGCATTGTTTAGTTAAGTGAATCAGTTCTGGACACTCTTTACAGATATTAAGTCTGTCTTGTGCCTTTATATCATCAGTATGCTTTGTTTTTGGATTTAGTATATCTAACGGAGTTACTCCGTTTTTTTCTTTATACTGTTGCCATCTAGATGACACTCTAAAACCCTTTTCTATTTAGATTGATGTAGTGGATGATCTACTGGCCAAACCCAACTTGCATGATCTGGATGATTTGGGTGAGATTGATGCCAAGGGAACAGAACATTATTTCTTTCTTGGCCCAATGAATCTAGTATAATAAATTTTTCTCCATCAAATTTTGCTCTAGGGGAAATAACCCAATATCCATAAGGATAATCTCTTTGATCTACCACAGTAGGGTTGCTTAGTAGAATGCTACCAAAATATTCTGATGTATTTAAATCTTCAATTTTTATACCGTTTTTTAGAAATCTAACAGTAATGCCTTCGTTATTTGGATACTCAGAAGATACGTCTATTACTTGATCATGATTTTTAAACATATCTACATATTGATGGTTAATTCCATTGTCATAAACACATTCTTCATCTATTACCCAAACTAACGGAGTTCTCACATGACCTCTGTCCCAAACTAATGGATCTAGTTCTTTTTCTAAGTCATTATCTGTTATCATAATTTTCTCCTATATTATTTATTATATCATAAATTAGCAACTTGAACCAACTCCTCCTGAAGCGCAATATACGCTAGGAGTACATCCACCTAAATATTGATACTGTTGGTAGCCTGCACAAATTCTATTTGAAGGGAAGAACGGTGGGAAGAATGGGAAGAACGGTGGGAAGAACGGCGGGAAGAACGGGAAGAACGGTGGGAAGAACGGCGGGAAGAATGGGAAGAATGGAGGGAAGAATGGGAAGAATGGGAAGTATGGGAAGAATGGCGGGAAGAATGGGAAGAATGGGAAGAATGGAGGGAAGAATGGGAAGAATGGGAAGTATGGGAAGAATGGCGGGAAGAATGGGAAGAACGGGAAGAACGGTGGGAAGAACGGCGGGAAGAATGGGAAGAACGGTGGGAAGAACGGCGGGAAGAACGGCGGGAAGAACGGCGGGAAGAATGGGAAGAACGGCGGAGTAGTATTAACTGATGCAGTAGTAGCGCCAACACCAGAACCATTAGCATTAATTGCAACAATAGTATAAGTCTGTGATCCTGGCGAAGTAGCAGAAGGTGTATTATCTGTAGCAGCATAAGATGTTGCAGCAGCAGAAATACCAGTATAACTTGTTCCATCTGATCCAGTAATTGTATATGAAGTTATTGAACTACCACCAGTTGCAGGCGCAGTCCAAGAAATTGTATTTACGTTAGCAGATGTAGCAGAAGCAGAAACACCAGTTGGAGTTCCTGGCACAGTTGTTACCGCAACAGATGCTGATGTTGTTGGATTTGCTGTACCAGCAGCGTTTGTTCCTACAACTGTAAATGTGTATGATGTTCCACCTGAAAGACCAGTAAATGTATATGATGTATTTGCATTACCAGTGGTTACTGTTGTTGTTGCTGGGCTAGAAGTAATAGTATAAGAAGTTGCTGCTGGAGAAGTTGCAGGTAGTGTCCAAGAAAGATCTACGGCACCATTACCAAATGCTCTAGAAGTTCCTACGTTTGTTCCACTTAAACCTGTTACGGGATCTGGTTGTAGGAAGTTATCTTGTGCTGAGGATTTAATTCCTTTTTTCTTACCTGTTGCCATTCTGTTCTCCTTTTTCTTATTAAGTTATATTATGCTGACAAGTCGCCCATGACTACCCATGTATCTGTTGCTCTCTTGAAAAGAGTTGCAGATGACCATTGGGTTCTCAACTTTAAACCAGGTGTTGCGTTTACTGTTACACCTGATGCACCAGCAATAGTTACCTGACCAGCACCAGTTTGAAGAATATCGATTGATGTTCCTACTGGGAATGCTACAGTAGCATTTGTTGGGATTGTAACTGTTTGAGCAGTTGCCTTACCCATTTCGATTAATGTATCTCTTTCAGTAAGTGCTGAAAGGGTATAAGAATCTGTCTTTTGAGAAATTGTTGTGCGTGAAGGTACACCTTCTTTTGTTTGTGTACCATCTGTAAATGCTATACCAGATGCTGCAACAGTTACTGTTCCAGTAAATGTCGGAGAAGCAATAGGAGCCTTAGCATCTAATTGTGTTTGAATTGCTGAAGTAACACCATCAAGGTATCCAATTTCTGTATCTGAAACTCCAGATACTCTATATTGAACAGTTGTTGAGTCTACAGCAAGTGTACCTGGTGTGGGTTCTGTTAAACCAGTTCCAGCAGTTACAGCCTTAGCAGCGTTAAATGCTGCGTATGTAACATTTGTTGTTCCGATTGTAATTGCTGATGTATTAGAGCAAACATATCCATAACCTGAGTTTACTGTACCTTCAAGAACAAGAGTAAAATCTCCACCCTTTAGTTCTCCGTCTGGTGTATTATCTGCATCTGTTGCTCTTGTCCATGAACCTGAAGCAACTACATAAATACCATTTTCTGTTTGTGTAGTTTGATCTTTTACAAGAACACGATCACCAACTGATAGAGAAACTCCATCAATTGTTTGAGTTCCGCTACGTGTGATGTTTCCTGTTGTAGCAACACGAACTGGCTGATGGAAATTAATTCCTGCAGTTACATTGTCTACATATGCCTTTGTTGCTGCATGTGCGTCTTGTGTAGGTGCACCTGAAAGTGTAAGTGCTCCTGTCATTGTTCCGCCAGAAAGTGATAACTTAGCATCTAATGCTGTTTGTGTAGCAGTAGAAACTGGCTTATTAGCATCTGATGTATTATCTACGTTACCAAGACCAACCATTGACTTAGATATACCAGAAACTGTTCCAGTAAATGTTGGTGAGGCAATTGGAGCATAAGTTGAAG